GAAACCACAAGTTTCCAGCCCTGGCCACTGAGCCCTCAAGATAGACCGTGATATCAGATGTCCCAGTCAGCTCTGTAAACCTACACTGTAGACTCACCGTGTGGGCTGGCTTCGTCAATTTACTATAGACCACAGTGTCCTGCTCTGTGTCTGTGATGGTGTCCAGTGTCGGCTCGTAGTCGTGCTGAGCCAGAGCAATGAACGGCAAGAGGATAAATGCAATTAATTGGATCAGTTTCATCAGTTTAATGATTTTTAAATTTTAAAAGAAAAATTCCTTAGCTAATTGTCGGAGCACCGCACCATCTGAACGTGGCATTGAAAATGACGTTCTGAGCTGCACCCGGAGACTGCACACTGATATTTGTCATCCATGAATCCACACTCACATCATTGCTGCCATCTCCAAACTTATTAGTACCCACCGTGTCATTAACCCAGAGGGATAAGAGACTGGGTACCGTATAGCCCGAATCAGCCCAAAGACCCGATACAGAGAAAGATCCCTGCTTGAGCCCTGGTATTAATTCTTGCCAGTTGTCAGAATCTTTCGTTGTAATGTCGCGCTCATCAGTGGAGCCCTCCATTGAAGCATCTGTCTGCTTGGCTACCTTCGTGGCTCCCACATAAAAGGCAAAATTTGTTGAGTTCTTAACTCCTACTGTTGTCGCCATTGATTAAATATTTATTCAGTTTTCAAAAAATTATTCCTTTACGTTCTTGGTGATGGTTTCCTTTTTCCCTTTTTCCTTGGATCCCCAATCCAGGTTTTTAACCGGGCTGGGTGGTGGTGCTGCTGGCTTTTCCCCGGTACCGCCATCCTCATTGACCTTGGAGGCAATCTGCACTCCGGCCACTACTGCCTTGCCATTCTGGATCAATCCCACAGCATAGTCATAGGCTACTCCTGGCATCACTTCTCCCTTCATGACTGCCTTGTGCATGTATGGAAATTGATAATTGACCAGCATTTTTAAATCAAGTGACCCGCCTTTTGGCTTGGGTGGTATATACATTTTACTCATGATGTTGCTCTGTTTAATCGCATTGAATAATCTACACTAACTCGGTATACATCCCGGTCCTCTTCAAAAGGTGCTGGGTTCTGTGTCACCCACCGGATTTCATCTATACCTATATCATTGACCACTCCCTGAAATCCATCGACTATGTCCCGGATGTCTTGCTCTATCTCGGCACTCGACCGGTATCCACTGAGTGAATCATTTATGTCCTGGTGCTTGCTGTAGATGTCTAGCTGAATACTTAGCGCGTCCATACAGCTTACGCCATCCTTGGTATCAGTAGGCAGCACAGTGATCAGATCAATCAAAGCATAAGGAAAGATCTCCATCTGTGGCACCCTGGCAATATGAATGCCTCCCTTTAACTTCGCCATGACCGCGCTATTATTCCGGATCATCGTCCTAAATAGCATCAAACCGGTGGCCGCGCTTATCATAATTTTATAGCATGTTTGTTCTCAAACTTGCTCATGTGCTTATCAAAGCCCGTTCGGAGTTTGTGATTAATTTGTCCGATCGATTGAGTTAAACCTCTTCGGATCGGAGCTACCGCACCAACAAACCTGGTGCCATACTCAAGGATGTGGAAGTAATAACCGTCAACCCTGCCGCCCGAGAAAATACCGTGAGTGTTTTTCTTGGCTACCTTCGGACCCACATACACGTCATCCGTTTTGCGAAGTGGTAAAATTCGGTATGATCTCCGGGCATTGCCTGGAGTATATACCGCCACCACATTACCAGTCCCTTTGGGTGCTCGCTGTTTGCGCTTCACTTTAGGAGTGCTGTACCGGTATACGTTTTCATCTGCCTCCGGGATATTATTCCGCACATTATTGACCAATACTTTGGCCCCATCTTTCAAAATTGGTTTCCGCTCTTTTGCAGAAAAATGCTTATCCAGAGCCTTTAGCTTTTTTATCGTGGCTTGCACATCTTTCTCAAGTATCTGGATGTTATTCATTGTCGTCAATCACTTTTAAATAAATCATCATATAGTGGCCTGGACCTGGATCATCATGATAGTGGGTGATATTGTAGTACCTACCGTCACAAATCCTCTTGATTCTCATGTGTGATTTAATGCCATCTACTTCATATTTCCTTACTCTCAGCTGAGCAGTCCTGATCATGGTTTCTTTGTCGGCCACTGTGTCCTCACTGGAGCTGGTCTGCCAGACAAATTCCCCATTGACCTCCTCCCGGTAGTTTACCCATTCGGGTGTAGTGCTCCATCCATCATCTGCGACATTTAGTTCTGATTGAGGATCTCCAGCTACATCTCTAATCACTTCGAGATCCAGCTCTTTCATGAAAGTCCCTGAGACTTCCACGGTAAAAGTTTCATATGCCAGAGATCCTATGCGTCCCATTTTTTAGGCTATCTTGATGATGGCTATCTCCAGACCAGTCTCCGTGCTGTACGTAAACTGTACTTTTCCTGACCCGTCATTAAATACCAGATCTGACAGGTTATAGAAAACCTGGACACCATCAGCCGCCAGCGTTTTTGGCTGGCCATTGGCTGTCACATCTCCATAAGGAGGGATGTCAAAAGCAGAGTTCTGGACCGTGGGAGTCACTACTTGTCCACCAGTTCCTCCCGTATCTCGAAAAATCGCCAGATACTTGGTGGGTGAGTCATTTACAAATGCATCACCACCGCTTGCACATGCTGCGAATGTTGGCTCAAGACCGTTATTGGTAAGATTCTGAGCTGCTATGTCTGCCATGTTGTTATACTTTAAAAGTTTTTAAAATCTTGCTATTGCTATACTCCGGCAGAGCTTCTCTGCCTTGGTCATTCCCTTTACAATCTGGTCCTGTCTCTCCTCAAACTCGGTCCCTACCAGCAACTTTACCGCTTGCTTGGCCTTTGGTGGTACCGTACTGGTACTTGAATGTCCAGAGGAGAAAATGATCTCCACTTTACTCAGCTCATCACTGTATAGACTTGGTGTATTAAGCATCAATATTCTGCCGGGTTTACTCCACTTATCCACCTTGTAGTCTGTGCCAGCCGTCATAGGAGTCCAATCTCCATCGGTATCCCTTCGATATTTTACGGATGTCACTCCGATTACCGGAAATCGATCCAAAGGGATGACACAATCTGCCGGCCAATCATCCAGCACTAACCGGTAGGATGCAGGCATCAATGACCTCCTGGTCATACCCTCCACTCGGTCGATGGCTTCTTTGATCTTATCAGTGAGATCGAGAGCCAGATCACTTGTCAAATTCTTTACAATGAGATGTCTTTTCATCTCATCGGCACTGACCGCCAGGTCAGTACTGTAGGTGACTTTATCTAGTGTGAAAGAGCTCACAAATTATTTGGCTGCTGCTTTCACTTCAGACTCAAACTCCTCAAAGGTTTCTATGTTAAGAGGTACCGATGCATTGCGGATCTTGTTTGCATCACCGGTTCTCAGCATAGACTTTGGTACAACCTTGTAAGACTTCAGTCTTTTTAATTCAGCATCATCCACCTCAAACCACTTACCCTGTGGGTACGCCAGTCCTGCTGGTGCTGATCTCAGTCTGATCTTGTGCATTTTTTTCTCTGCCATTGCGTGTTGTTTATTGAATTATTTTAAAATAATCCGGGAGCCCCCATCTGGCTCCCGGCCTCTACTGTCATGAAAGGGAAGAAAAAATCTTAAGGAGTAGTATCAATGTCCTTGATAGCTCCAATCATTTCCGGATGTTCGACATCCATGTCAGTCCACAAGTGAGCCGATACTCTGATCATGGCCTCCTTGTCCTTGCTGAATGGATTGACAATGATATCCGTACCCCAGTGACCCACCATCACACCAGGGAAGTAACACTGTAGCAATGCGCTCAATGCTGTTCCTGATCCTTTGGTCAGATCATAAGGCACTTGAGTCGTAACCTCTACCGGGTAGCTGTTCACCGTGTTGTCATCTTCCCAAATGAATTTACCTGTAGTAGCTGTTTTCTCCGTTCCCTTCATTACTCTCCTCACCTTTGGATTTGTCAGAGCTCGGATCTCTCCCACGTCTGCGTTATCCATAGCGATTGCCTCCTCCAGTTGCAGGATATGTGACCACGTAAGTGACCCCCCATCAGTGCCAATCGATATGACATTGATACCGGAGATATTCAGTAATCCGAGTAACTCCTCAGAAAGACCAGTACCTTCGATCAATTGCCGGTCCCACTCAATACCGAGACCTCGGTTGAGCCTGTTGGGCACAAGAACATCAATAGCCTGCTTTCCCTGGTGCATCAGTTTCCTGGTGAACTCAGTAAAGTGGGCAATTCGCTTGGGCTCCATGGTCACCTGGTCAAGCACGATGCTGGACTCCGCAGCGGCGATTTTCTCCGCTACGCTGGCACCCTGGATGACGTTGGTCTCCCGTGGCCATGCCAGTTTACCCTCCAGTCCAGGAAAGAACTGTACACCCATTCCCAAAACTCTGGTCTTTGGAGTCAAAGCTGGAATAAGGTTGCCCAGAGTAGTCTCGATCATATACCCCCCCTCTGTGGTGGTACCTGCACTCTGCACCCTTTTGCTCACATTCAAATTGGTGCGCTTTCCATTTTCGTCAATACCCATCACTCGGGTGAGTGCCTGTGGTAGTGGGTGACCTTCTACGGCTCTGCCCATCTCTCTGGCCTCTTTCAGACCTTCCTCCACAGCCTCCTTTTCCGCTCCGTCAAATCGCTCATTCAGAGCACAATCAACGAAACGGTGCCAGGAGAATCTCTGTGAGACTTCCTCCTCCTCGGTCAGCTTCGGATTTTTGGGAGAGTTTCTTTTCTTTCGCTCCCGGCTTTCAGTCTCCACTAGCTCAGCGGCTTCCACTTCAGCCTCCAACTCCACGCGCTCCTCCTGGAGCTTGCGGATCTTGCTGTTCGCGTCCTGGATCTCTGCCAGGGTTGTTTTTCTTGTCTCGGCTGAGCCTTCCGCTTTCGGGTCTAGCCCTTTAAGGCTCTCAAGTCTGGTCTCCTGCTTCTCAGTGAGATCCTTCATCTCCTGATCAATAGCCTCCAGACGCTCGTTTGCTTTCAGTTTTTGTACGTTAGGCATACTACTTTAGTTTTAAATATTCGACCTCGCTTCTGGCTACGGCCAATTGGTTATCAAAATCATCAGTGGTGGATTGCTTTTTTTCTTGCTTTGGGTGGTGTTCGGTGATCCATCCGCTCATATCTCGCTTGAGCGCTTCATAGTTGCTAGGTATGTTGACAATGGAGCATTCAACCAGCTCCACATCCGTGAAATAGAAAGTGCCTGAGTCCTCGCCCTGGTCCGGGTCTCCCCAGTGACCATCGTGAGCGATAAAGCCCACGGACATGGCTTTGAGGATTCCTGCCTCAATCTTATTCCATACCTTATCAGCAATGGAATTAGTATCTGATTTTTCAAGAGTGACCTCACACATGAGTTGGTTTCCCTCTATATAGGCTCGGCCTGTGCCGATAATGTAGTCCGGATTGAACGGCTGGCCATCAAACCAGTCTCGGCTGGTTTCATGTTGATAGGCAATGATCCCATTATCGTTAAATCGATTGAGCCGCTTTTGCCATGCCTCAATCAGTATGATGCTGCTGTGCCGGTCTCTGGCTTCAGTGCTGGCTATAAATAAAGCAGTCCGGGCACCATCCTCCCTCACCTCCTTTTTAGTCAGTGAACCAAACGCCCTCATATAGTTTTCAGGCTGATTACTCTGTGCCTGTGCTGCTGCTGTTGCCATCTGCTTTCGCTTTTAGTTTGCTCTCAATCATTGCATCGATCACCTCATCCAGCCGGTCAAGTGGATTCATGTTGCCAGGTACCATGGCTCTCTTGCCTATTCCGTTTTTCAATGGATTTGCTCCTACATACTCTCGGGCATCATCGATCTGGTACACTCCCCATTTCATCATCTTGTCAATAAACTCGCCCTGAGCTTTCGTGTCTCCTCTCAGCAGTCCGGCAATATTGATACGGTTGCTTAGTGTGCCCCTCTCGGAAAGTCTTATGCTCTTTCGGTTGACCTCCTGCTCTAGGTTGGTGATGGTAGGCTGGAGACCAAACTGGACATACTCATCATGTTGCTTCTCAATATTGTTGTTTGTGGATCGCTTTAACAGTCCTACCCTGTGAGGAGGTACACCGAATATGCCACAGATACTCTCTGCAGTGTGATCCGCTTGCTCGATGTATTGAGCGTCGGACATGTTCATATCTAGCACGTTATACTTTGCACCTCCCCATAGGATTCCTATCTCTGCCGCCTTTTCGACACCAGAGTACTTTTCCTTGAATGAATTGCGTAATAGTTCCACCTGGTCATCATCCTCCGGATAATCGGGTACCTCAAGTACTCCCCGGAGGTGGGTGCCGTTCTTCCAGAAATTAGCGCCAAAGGTGTTCATGGATAGCCCTGTGCTCAGGATTGCCTTGTGCAGACTCGCTGGACTTGGTGCCCATCC